TCATAGATCTTCTCGATAGCTGCATCTATATCTACCGCTTCGATTGTGTACGCATGAATCTCTGTTAATAACATTTCTACTCTGAACCTAGGCATTTCGCTACTCCAATCATTAGGGGGAAGATAAACAGTGCTGATAATGCCAACACTGCTGTCTCGTTTTCTTTATAAAAGTAGTACGTATCTCGTACAATATAGAATCTCATTACTTAGCAAATCCTTTAAGGCACTCCGGAATCTCTAAATTTTCTTCCTGAAATAATTCAACTAAGTCATACGGATGAGCGTCCGAGCAATCAGCTTCAAACTTTGCTATTCGTTCGACTTGTTTATAAGTTTTTACGTCCCACAGCAGATCAAATATGTAGGGTAATTCGTGCTTTCTATATTCACTTACCATTATCAAATTCCTCTTTTAGTTCCCAGTATTTCATTACTTAGCAATTGCCGCTACTAGCACTTCCAAGTCAGCTTTAGATGCTTTGCTGAGAGTCTCAAGCTCTACACCAAGTGCTTCGTTGATAGTGGCTACGAGGTCTGCCTTACGAACAACTGCAACCTTAGCTTTTACAGCCTTGCTTGGAGCTTTGTAGACACCTTCGCGCACTAGCTTAGCAACGATAGATCTTGTGCTTTTGTTGAACTCTTCTGATAGAGCTGCAACTGTTTCTTGGGTTGGGTTGTCTTGGTAGTCTGCAACCATAGCGTCAACCATCTCTTCTGTGTAGTTCTTTGATACTTCTGTCATAATTTTTTCTCCCGAAAAATGCTTTTTGTTTTTAAGTTTATAAATGTATTATACGTTCATTTGGGCAATCTGTCAAGAATTAAAATATGGTTTGTGGAATCTCGTTGCATTGTTTTCATAATAAATACCCCTTCACCCCAGACCATCTTTACTATATCGTAGTCGTCCCAGTGGTTTACGGAATCACCATACTCTTTTAGTCCTGCACGCCACTCTGCTAAAGCTACAGTCCACTGCTCTTCGTTGTAAAAAGTAAATTCACTGTCTGCTATGTCTATTGGATCTTTCATCATGGTATTTCCTCAATCTGTCAAGAATTAAACTATGTTTTGTGGAATCTCTTCGATGAATACCTCGTCACCAAACATTGTCTCTACTAGATCGTATTCGTTAAAGTAGTCTACATCAAGGCCATCATCTCTTAGTTCTTTACGCCACTCTGCTAAAGCTACAGCCCACTGTTCTTTGTTGTAAAAAGTAAATCCGCCTTCTGCTATGTCAAACATTGCTATTGGAGCTTTCATAATGGTATTTCCTCAATTCTGTTGTTTTCTTGGTTTATGCGTGTATTATACGCCCGTACAAGGGGGTTGTCAACAACTTTCGGAAAAAGAAGGTAAGCAAACGCACTTTAATTCCGGGGGGCCGAACGAGCCACCGAGTCAAGATTTATTTGCCAAATCATCTAAAATTATCTAAAATTATATCGCCACTGCCCCAATCTCCCCACACCCGCTACGGTTATCACGAGACTTCCTTTATTTGCCCGAATTTGCCGCATGCTCCCAAATAGTACTTGACAGCGTCGCTGGAGTACTGTATAATCGGCGCCTTGGCAGGAAATTTCATTTACTTGCCCGAATTTGCTCGGGGTCACAGAAAAGACTTGACATCGCATCGCAACTGCACTATAATCGGCGCTGAGCATCCGACGGGAAATCGTCGTCGCACTACTACTGGCGCCTCCGCACCGAAAATAGACTATGACTAACTTTCCTTAATTGGTCACACGTTTTTGAGGCCCATGCTTAATAAGTCGTTGACTTACTACTGGCGCCCCCGCGCCGGTTTGGTCAAGAAAGACTCGACCAATTGGTGGCAATTCAGTCACACGTTTTTGAGGCCCATGCTTAATAAGTCGTTGACTTACTACTGGCGCCCCCGCGCCAAAATATAGACTATAGCAACCTGTTTGGGCATTTTTATTCGTATTCGAGGCGCATTAGCATATGCTAGTCGTGTGGTATTGGCGCGACCGCGCCGATTTTAAAACAAAAGTCAAGCTTTTTTTGCATTTATTTTTATTTTTCTGCAAATAGCAAAAAATCCCAAAATTTGCATTTTGAGATTCTTTGTGCTAGGAAAAAATAAATTTGCTATCCTGATTTACCTGTGCTAGAAGATTTGGGTTAAAATAATTATCTGTAAAACAATTGCCAAAAGCGGGCAAATGGTTCTGATAACTTCCATTTGCGTTTTGAGGCGAATCAGTTCCGCCTCAGTCTCAGGTATAATGCTCATTTGGTTTGTTCCTTTTTCTTAGGGTAAAAATAACAGGGTAGTCCGTGATTACAATTTTTGCAACAAATATAGCTCATTTTTTCAGTTCCTTTAAGTCTCGCTCTACCTTGTCCTTTGCCCGTTGGTGCTGGTCTCTTAGCTGCTGGGCGCTCGTCCCGCGTATCGCCTTGAAAATATCCGCGTAGCAGTCTGCAACATCGTCCCAGTGTTCCCAGATTAAAGCGCCCATAATCCATATGGGCGAGATTGGTAAAACAATTAAAGCCTTCATTCTCAGGGATAAAATGCTCATTTGCCTAGCTCCAGTAGTTGCTTGCGGGTGACCGATTCGAGGATTTTGGTCAGAATCGGAGCCTCATAGAATTGTGCATCTTCCAAAGCAGTGTGGGGTTCGTCTTCTAGATCAATACCAAAAATGAATTTGCTCATTGTATCCGCAGTCATTGAAGGCGCGCGCAGTTTAGCGGTCAAAAGATTATTGGTCTTGCAAAAGTCGTGATATTCCGCCAGCGTGCCGATCTGCTTTTTGGCCGCCTTCAGTAAGCAAAAGCTCTGTTTGAAAATACCGAGGTCGATGCGAGTGTTACGACATTTGCCTAGATCGAAGGGTAGATTGTAAGCGGTCAGAACCGGCGAATATTGAGCGTTCACACGTTGCAGCCATTGGTTAATCAGTTGAGGCGAGGCAATTGAGCGTTCGCCGCTTTCCAGCATAGCATCATAATTTTTAGCTCTACGTTGTGCCGATTGCTCTGACCAGAAGGCGTCTGGGTTCGCCGAGGGATCAGAGAATAAAGGCAAAACCCCAAAATGCCCGTGAACCATTGAACCAAACCGCTCTACAATCTCACCCTGTTTAGTTACAATTACCGCTCCGAAATCTGCTACAGTGCCGCGTTTAGTTGTCTCAGTGTCTACGATTATATAAAAGTGTCTCATGTTATGCCGCCTTTAGTATTGAGTTGATTGAGATTGCATTGTATCCGGTAATGCCTATGGAGTCAAGGCGTAAAAGTACGCTCAGGTTGTCATCATATATTACCGCATCGCGAGAGAAGCGTGCCCAAGATCTGTCAGTATTGTGAGCATAATCCCGCAAAAGATTCTCCTTTAAATCCGCATCAGCATCAGTGCAACCGAAAGGACGGGAGAGAATAGCCGAGGCTTTCAGGTCGTGATCAGCTAAAAAGGCGTGATCATGTTCACCCATACAGCGGGCAGTACACACGACAATTTCAGCGCCAGCGGCTTGAAACGTGCGCCAGTGTTGAGCCAGTGGCAACAAAGTATCAGCCATAATTTTTTCTTGCGTGCAATTTTCTATCCAGTTATTAAGATCGAGGGAACCATCTGCGAGGGTGATTTGCCTGTGGCTTGAGTCGATTACAGTGTGATCTAGATCGAAAATAAAAGTCTTATTAATCATAATTACGCGCCTATAAATTGGGCAGAGAATCCGCCGATTGATATTAAGTTAAGGATTACAAGGTTCCAGATGCGAGAGTATACCATCTGAACCGTTAGCAACACAAGCCCAAGGATTGCAAGGGCGGGCAACATTGTAAAGGAAAAGAAAGCCATGATGATAGCGCCGACGTATCCGATAGCAGTAGCAGTAGTGTTATTCATTTTTTTCTCCATTGGTTAAGCCCTGATTATACAGGGCTTTCCCCAGTTATGCAAGCGATGATAAAAGATTATTTAGAGCCGAACCGGTAGCTTTTTCGAGTCCGGTCAGATCATCCGCGCCAGTTGCCGCGCAAATAGCCGCGACCATATCCGCTTTAGATGGGGCGGCTTTTTTCTTTGCTGGTGCGGGCTTAGAGATATATTCTACGCCCTCACGTTTGCATTTTGCGATGATAGATCGCACGCCTCTATCGAGTTCAATTGCCAGCGCTTGAGCTTTTGCATAGTCAACGGGAGCCGCGGCTTTTAGAGTTGCGAGCATTGCGGGAGTATAGTTTACAGTTTTAGAATCAGTCATTTTTATAGCCTTTTATTATTAAGTTTGAAATTTATTATAACATTAGTATGGCAGAGAATGCAAGCCCCATAACGCAAATAGTTCCGAGCACGATAGCAACAAATCCGAATGCGATTGCGATAAATTCTTTCATGTCAAGCCCTTCTCTTTCCGTCTAATGAGGTGCTATTATAGCACGATAGGCGAACCCGTCAAGCTTTTTTCGCATTTATTTTATTTATTTTTTAGAACAAAAAGTTATATGCCCGCCCTTCCTTAGAACCAAAGCGATGCACCACGATGGGGCACCTGGTATACCTACCCGCCGCACCAACAGAGTGCATGCCCTGCACCCCTTGCCCTGTCTGCCCTCCAGCCGCACCAACATGGGGCAGGGCGGTTAAGAGACGCACCAAAGCGGTGCACGCTCACGCTGCCCCACACGTACGACTCAAGTAAATTGAGTAAACCATAACGGTGTATCACTAAAAAAGATGTTATACCCACACGTACGACTCAAGTAAATTGAGTAATGCTTAACGGTGTACAACTAAAAAAGACTTGCCCATCCACGATGCCCCCACACCAATCTTCAAAAATTTTCAAAAATTTTCATAAATTATTCACTTCTTCGAGAGGTTATTGATATGTACCTCCTCAAAAATATTTCTTGACAACAAACCCCATTTTCAGTATAATCTCTAGCATGGCAAAAGAATTAACTACAATTTCACCTGAAGGGCTAGAGATAGCCAATAGTTACTTACAATTCGGAAACATCCGAGGCGTGTGTGAGTATCTTCAGGTACCTGAACAAACGGTAGTAGAACTACTGAACAAACGCGAAGTTAAGAAGTATATCGATACTGTCTACCTAGATATGGGGTATCGAAACAAGAATAACATCGGAAGCCTACTAGACGACATGATTGCATCTAAACTGGAAGAAGCCCAGGAATCTGGCGTATACTCTAGTAAAGACCTAGCAGATCTACTTCTAATGGCACATAAAATGCGGATGGATGAGATTAAAGCCCAAGCTGACATATTAAAAGCTGAGAACGGCAATATCAAGAACCAAACCAATGTCCAGATCAACGAGCAAGTCCCGTTCGGTCAAGGAAACTATGGTAAGTTAATGGAAAAACTTTTAAATGGATCAGAATAGGCTAGAAATTGAACTACGTACGCATGAAGTACAGTGTGAAGAACGCTGGAAAACTACGTTCACACGACTCGAAGGAATAGAATCCTCTTTAGGTCGTATGGAAGGGCGGTTTGTCGCACTTGGTGGTACAATTATTTTGTTCCTCGCCGGTGTAATCGTTACTTTAGCAACGATGTAATGCGACTAGCTTTATTACTCCTAGTTTCTAGTTTTGCATTTGCTGACACCTCTCAGGATGGTTCGTTAAATACGAATGCTGAGAACTCTACAGTAAATAGTAACAATGAGAGTCAGTCTTCTTCCGAGACTAACAACTATAATGGAGCTGGTTCTTCTGGAACTATTCCACCTCCGTCAGCAATAGCGCCTTCCTACATGGCCAACGGGGTCGAAACGTGCCTTCAAGGTGCTTCTGGCTCTATCTCTTCGGGGATACTCGGAATGTCTGGTGGTAGATTCGTAGAAGATCAGAACTGTAACCGTAGACGAGATTCAAAAGTATTATCAGACCTTGGAATGAAGGTCGCAGCAGTAGCAAGAATGTGTGAAGATAACAAAGTATGGGAGTCGATGTTTATATCAGGCACCCCGTGTCCAATTTTAACAAGAGGAAAACTAATTGTAGGCAAAAGAGCTTACTTAATGATGAAAAGTAATCCGGAACTTTATATTCCGAATTACGGCGAAGTAAAGAATGGTAGAGAAGAAAGACGGGTTTGCGACAAGAAGAAAACATATCTTAAATGTCCGATCAAGCCTGAGTACGTTTCAAAGCCTAAATTTACTGCCAAGCAACTCTGGTACAATTCGTTACTAGGGATAGGAGAAGAGAACGTTGAACAAGAAGATTCTAGCGACGGCATGTCTATTAGCGAGCGTTTCCGCACCAGCGAATGAGCTCGATAACTTAGTAAATGCTTCAAGTACTATTGCAAATAAACTTGATCTTGGTATTCAGTACGTAGGTGCAGCTACTGTTATGAGCTCTACCAACTTTGGTGTAGCACCGCTTGGCATGCAGACAGATGCTCAGATTTCATCAGCAGAGACAGATGCTTATAATAACGCACTTCAAGGCATATCAAACTTTACGGCTTATACTGCCCAAGAGTTTTTAAATGACCAAGGGCACGTAGAGCTTGATTTAATGAATGAGGCTATCGATACCTTTGCAGAAGCTACCGTAGCTCTCGTATCTGTAGTGGAGATTGCTGATATGGCAGTTGAAGCTCAGCAGACAAACAATATTCAACAGCAAGAAGACCTTCAAGATTACGTATCAACCAACGAACAGCTTCTTACAGTATCACAAGACGATGTACAGGCTTATAATACTAGCCTCGACGATATAGCAAGTCATGCAGCAAATGCCGCAGCTTACCTTGCTGTAGCTTCAAACGGCGATGCAGTACAGCACTTACAAGATGGAGCAGACCAAGCAGGCGTACGGTTTACTGACGCAGCAAACAACCTCTCCTTCGTACATAATTCGAGTGCGGTACTTCTAGACTTTGCAGCTCAGAACCAAGGGTACGCAGTCTTTGTGAATGGCACAGACTTCTTTGGTATTAACATCATGGCTTCACGCTCAGACATTCTTCTTGAAGGAAGTAACAGCGATTTCTACTTACAAGGCCCTACACAAAACAGCTGCTTCTTTGCTGGAGAAAAGTGTGAGGTTAAGCCATGAAAGTTGATGGCGTAGGATTTAGTGGAGCACAAATTGCCGTTGTACTTGCGTTCGTTTCTACAATCGCTGGAGGAATATGGACAGCTTCCTCAGTATATGCCAGACTTGAAGCGGTAGAATCTTATGAGATTCCAGACGTTGCTCCCCTACAGGAACAAATTACTGTTATAGAGAAGGAACTCGAAGCGAATGATATTTCGCAGCTTCAAGGAAAACTAGCTTCATTTGGTACTAACCTTGAGACAATCATGGGTCAACAGACCAAACTCCTCGCCATTCAAGAACGTATGGTAGAAGTCGAGAAAGAAATGGAGTCCATGAAAGGCGTAGTACAAAGAGCAGAATTAAAGACCAAAGAGCTGGAAGGTATTGAAGGCGCAGTAAAAGTTGTAAAGCGTGAGATACAAGAGCTCTGGGACGGTATGGACTATCTGTCCAATCCGTTAGGAAAATAGTATGAGATATAAAACTAAAGCAGCCGCCCTCAAAGCAGCGAAGCGGTTAGGTTTAAGCGGTACCCATAGTCACGGTACTGGTACAGGAAAAATTCATATGGCAGGTAAAACACACGCAGCTTTTCAGAAAGCAATGAAACCAAAGAAGAAACCAAAGAAGAAACCAAGCAAACCTAAAAGAGGTCAAAGAGCAAGTAAGAATCGTTCACGTAGGGGCTACTAATGGCCGTACGTAAAAGAAAGACTACTAAAAAGAAGGCACCTGCTAAACGCCGCAGTGCTAAACCCTTAAGCGCTACTGTAAGATCCACCCTTAGAGGGAAGGCAAAGAAGAGTAAAAGATATACTTATGGGCAGCTAGCTAAAGTTTATCGTCGCGGACAAGGCGCATATTTATCGTCTGGTTCCCGTCCTGGAACATCAATGTCTCAATGGGCTTTTGGCCGTGTAAACTCGTTTATGCAAGGCGGACACCCCCAAGACAATGATATTAAGAGGGCTGGTCGTGCCAAAAAGAAAAAGTAAACGCAAAGTACCAAAAGACAAGAAGTCGAGAGTACCAAAGAAGTACTTAAGTGGTACAAAAGGTACTAAAAGAACTCAACTTGCGGGCGTCATTAAACGTATCGCAAAACTGTATAAGGAAGGGAAGACTGTTCCTAAGTCTCTGCTAGCGCAGAGAATGAGATTGGGGAAGAAAGATGCCAGCAAAAAGAAAAAGAAGTAAGAAGACTAACGGCAGAGTAAAGAGGGCTGGAGTATCGGGCTATAATAAGCCAAAGCGTACTCCTAATCACCCAAAAAAGTCTCACATTGTAGTAGCCAAAGTAGGCGACAAGGTGAAGACAATCAGGTTCGGTCAGCAGGGAGCTAAAACGGCAGGGAAGCCGAAGGCCGGCGAATCAGAGGCTATGAAAGCCAAGCGTCGCTCTTTTAAAGCAAGGCACGCTAAGAATATCGCTAAGGGCCCAATGTCCGCAGCATATTGGGCTGATAAAGTAAAATGGTAGAAGACAAGTTCCACCCAGCAGACACAAATGGAGACGGCAAGGTATCTAGCGCAGAAGAGGCTATGTACCTTGAGTTTAAAAGAAAAGAACTTGAAGATCAAGACGCTATGCGAGATGCGCAGAGAAACATGACCTGGTTTGCACTAGGTGGTTTGTTACTCTACCCCTTCGCTGTAGTACTGGCATCATTAGCAGGTTTGGATCAAGCACAAGAAACACTAGGCGATATGGCCCCAACATACTTCGTTGCTGTTGCTGGTATCGTTGCCGCATTCTTCACATCACAAGCACTCACTTCTAAAAAGAAATAAGGTAGAAACAAATGGCAGTTGAAATAAGCCGTAAAGATATTTTAAGCGACACGATACACGAATTAAGCTCTGAGACAAGGTTTCTTAAACTCCCAGTACCTTCCTATTTGGAAATGCTGGGAATTGAACCGCTCCCTTCGCAGATAGCAATTATCAATGCGATCAACAATCCAAAGTATCGTTTTGTCTGTGCCGCTGTATCTCGGCGACAAGGTAAGACATACATAGCCAACATCATCGGGCAGCTAGTATCTCTAGTGCCTGGCTCTACTATTTTAATTATGTCTCCCAACTACGCCTTGTCTCAGATCTCTTTTGATCTTCAGAGAAACTTGATTAAGCACTTTGATTTAGAAGTTACAAAAGATAATGCAAAGGATAAAGTTATCGAAATCTCTAACGGCTCTACTGTTAGAATGGGTTCTGTAAACCAAGTTGATTCTTGTGTTGGTCGTTCTTACGATCTAATTATCTTTGATGAAGCAGCACTCGCAGACGGTAGAGATGCTTTCAACGTAGCACTACGACCTACCCTAGATAAGCCAAACTCAAAGGCAATCTTTATCTCCACGCCACGGGGTCGCAACAACTGGTTCTCTGAGTTCTATCATAGAGGTTACTCAGACGATTTCCCCGAGTGGGTCTCTATCCGCGCTACTTACAAAGACAACCCTCGAATGTCTCAATCAGATATTGATGAAGCTCGTAAGTCCATGTCAGAAGCTGAATTTAAGCAGGAGTACGAGGCTGATTTTAACACTTACGAAGGGCAGGTATGGAACTTCAACTTTGAGACTCAAGTACAAGATCTGTCTCAATTTGACACTAAGAGAATGGATGTATTTGCGGGACTCGATGTCGGTTTCCGAGACCCTACCGCAATGTGTGTAATTGCCTATGACTGGGACACAGAAAAGTTTTACTTACTAGATGAATATTTAAACAGTGAAAGGACAACAGACCAACATGCAGAACAGATTCAAATACTCATTGATAAGTGGGATATTGATTATATCTATATTGACTCAGCTGCTCAGCAAACAAGGTTCGATTTCGCGCAGAACTATGGAATATCAACTATTAACGCGAAGAAATCTGTCCTCGATGGAATTGGCCATGTTGCAGCCATTATCGACCAGGACCAACTCTTTGTGGATCAGCAAGCAAAAGAATCTTTGAGCTGTGTAGATGCTTATCAGTGGGACCCAAACCCGAATCTAGTAAGGGAAAAGCCGAAACACAATTATGCCTCGCATATGGCCGA